AACAACAGGGACTTACAGATACCACTGGCTCCTTCCGATATTGTACCGAGACTGATGGACTTTCTTGAGCGCAATCGAAAGGAATGGGGCTTTGCCAGGGATGTATTTATAGATAATGCGGATCAGGCGACCATAACGGAATGTCTGAAATATAAACGGACTCATCCTTGCCTGTATAACTTTTTAAATGCATATAAGAAGATCACAATCATAGACCGTATTCACCTGCAGCTTGGCTGGATCAACTGCAATGATAAGGTCTTTTATTATGTCCTGGATCACTGCAAGCACCATATACAGGAGCATGAGGTATATAGCTGGAAAGATGATAAATATGAGCCAGAGGATAAGAACGATCATACCATCAATGCGGCTCAATATGGCTGGATACCATTTAAAACAAAAATAGGAGGAGCAGGGAAATGAGTACATTACATTTAGTAATTATATGTTTCACAATTGTTGTCTGCGTTGCGATGATAACCAGTACTATAGATAAGGTGGTGAGAAAGAATGATACCGATAAAAACAGAAATGACTAACTCTACTCTGAAAGGACCATCTCCGGACGTGATGGATCTACCGGTTACGCGCTTTCAATATGCCGATGATATACCTGGTGTAGAGAGCTGCTGGCAGCTTAGCCGAGAAGAGATTCTAAAGGTTGTCGAAACGGGTAAGATTTATTTCGATATCTGGGGCAGTACTCACCCACCAATTTTGCTAAGTACAGAGTCAATTCTAGGAGGTGACAGCTGATGGGATGGTTTAAGAATATGTTGATAAAGCTCCTTAAAATCACACCTGCTGTGGATAGAAAGATAACTATCACAGAGCCCTTATCATTCCAGGGCAATGTTCTCAAGAACCAGTTATGGTATAGAGGTGATGCTTCAGAGCTGGAGCAGTTCTTCAAACAGGCTGCAATTGATGACGTATCCAAAGCAAGGTTCTGGGCTTCAGTACCTTTTAACCGAGTGCGTAAGATACATTCCGGTATTGTGCAGATTGTTATTGATCGTCTGAAGGATATTGTAGTTGCAGATCTGGATGATATAAACATAGGCGAAGAGGGGGAGAAAACACCTCTGAAGGACTTATGGAATGAGATTGCACAGGATAATGAGTTCGAGGAGCTTCTTGGACAGGCTATTCAGGGAGCCTTATCTTCAGGAGACGGTGCATTCAAGATCTCGGTTGATGAAGTCAGTAAGTATCCTGTAATCGAGTTCTATGAGGCTGATTCGGTTGATTTCAATCTGAAACGAGGTAGAATTCAGGAGGTCTTGTTTTATACCACCTATACCAAGGGATCGAAGGAGTATAGGCTTCAGGAAACCTATGGTAAGGGCAAGGTTACATACAAGCTATACGATGATGCTGGCAAGGAAGTAGCTCTTTCTACAGTCGAAGAAACACAAGCTTTGGTTGATGTAGCGTTTACAGGTGATTTCATAATGGCCGTACCTCTTAAGATATTCTCTTCAAGCAAGTGGAAGGGAAGAGGTAAGGCTTTATTTGATTCAAAGACCGAAGATCTGGACGCGCTGGATGAGGTTATCAGTCAATGGTTGGATGCAGTCAGATCCGGAAGAGTGAAGCGATATATCCCTGAAGATCTGATTCCAAGAGATCCTGAGACCGGAGCAATGTTAGAAGCTAATCCTTTTGATAACCAGTTTGTGAAGATTGGATCTTCCATGGCTGAAGGTGAAAAAGGAAAGATTGATGTTTCTCAACCTCAAATAGCTTATGAGGCTTATGTAGGTTCGTATTCTGGTTGGCTTGATCTTGTGCTGCAGGGAATCGTATCACCGGCTACTTTAGGTATCGATCTTAAAAAGACGGATAACGCAGAGAGCCAAAGAGAAAAAGAAAAGGTTACTCTTTATACCAGAGGACAGATTATAAATGCCCTCAATAAGACAATACCCCAGCTGGTAAGTATCGTTATGATGGTATACGACAACATGCAACAGAAAGCTCCTAGCCAGTATGATGCATCCGTTAAGTTTGGGGAGTATGCAGCTCCTGGCTTCGATACTGTTGTAGAAGTAGTAGGTAAGGCTAAGTCTTACGGGGTTATGTCCACGGAGAAGTGCGTTGATGAGCTTTATGGTGATACTATGACAGCCGAAGAGAAAGCGGAGGAAGTGGCAAGGATCAAGGCAGAGAATAGTATGCAGACGGATGAACCGCTGATTAAGAATGATGATGATCCGGACGGTGATGAAGATGAATGATTATGACGTAGGTCAGATCATGCAGGAGATGGAGATAGAGCTGATCCGGTCCATGAGACGTAATCTCGGTAGGCATATGGCCTGGGAAGAGGATGAGGGCTTTCAGTGGGAACAGTGGCAGGCTAAGAAGATCCGCGAGTTCAGGAAGTATCGGAATCAGAATAAAGCAATTATGGATAGTTACTCCCAGAGACTTAATAAGGCTACTAAGAATGACCTCAGAAGGCAATATCTCGAAGGTGGTCGTAAGGTTGATAAGGAAGTATCAAGGATAATCAAAAGAGGTTACAGCTTATACAGAGCTACCCCTTCAAATGACTTCTTCCAGGGCGATAACGATAAGCTCGATAAACTGATCAAGGCCATTAGGGAAGACATGAAACAATCACAGTATGCAGCTCTGAGGCAAATGGATGATGTGTATCGGAAGACGATATTCAAAGCTGAGTTATTCCTTGGCGGAGGCGCTATAACGGTTGATAAGGCTGTGGATATGGCTACCAGAGACTTTCTGAAGGCAGGACTAAACTGTATCACTTATGCTAATGGCAGGCAGGTTAATATTGCATCCTACACCCGGATGGCAGTCAGAACAGCTAATAAAAGAGTGTTCCTTATGGGTGAGGGTGAACGAAGGAAGGATTGGGGGTTGAGTTTGGTACTCATATCTCAGTATTCACAATGCTCTCCTCTGTGTCTCCCTTGGCAGGGAAGAGTATTTATAGATGATGTGTATAGCGGGGGTAAGGCTGAGGATGGTGAGTATCCTTTGCTGAGTACTGCAATATCAGGGAATCTATTTCACCCCAATTGCCGGCACACCATGAGCACTTACTTCCCAGAAGTGTCAGAGATCCCTGAACCCCTTAGGGAAGATGAAACCGGCGAACGTTATGACGTAGCTCAACGAGAGGCTGAGATTAACCGGAATATCCAGAAATACACCAGGTTAAAAGAAGGTAGTCTTGATCCTGAGAACGTTAAGAAGTATTCCGAAAAGATTAGGGAATGGGAAAGTAAGAAGGAGGTGAACTAAGAGTGCCTAAAGAGTATAAGCCAAAAGTAATCAAGGGATTAAAAGTTAAATACAATGACAAAGAGTATAGTAAGATAACTTCAATCTCTAGAGGGTATGATTATAGTAGTTTTCATTATTTGGACGAAAATGATTCGGAGTGTTCCATATACCTAGCTCCAGGGCAATCATTTGCAATGGTTAATGAGTAGAGAGGCGGTGATCCACTTATCTCCCTAGTGTAGACGTTGGGTAAATACGTCTTATTTTTATGTCCGAAATGACACTAAACTAACCTATTAATAATCCACCGGACGAGACCGGGTTAAAGAAGCGAAGGAGAGATTTTATGACAAAACAAGAATTTTTAACATTAGGTTTGACAGATGATTTAGCAACAAAGGCGGCTGATGCGTCAGCTACAGAACTTAAGACATTCATCCCTAAACATAGATTTGATGAGGTTTCTGAGGAAGTCAAAACCCTTAAAGGTACCGTTAAGGCGAATGAAGATGCTCTGGAAACACTGAAGAAGTCTACTGGGGATGCGGAGACACTTAAGAAGCAGATTGAAACCCTTCAGGGTGAAAACAAGACCAAAGATGATACACATCAGGCGGAGCTTAAGGAGCTTAAGCTTACCAATGCTATTAAGCTGGCCATTGCCGGCAAAGTGCATGATGAGGATATGGCGGCTGGGCTATTTGACAAGACAAAGCTTATCCTAGGTGATGATGGTAAGGTAACCGGTCTTGATGATCAGCTGAAGACCTTACAGGAAAGTAAGAAATTCCTGTTCAAGGAAGAAACCACTGTAACTAAGCCGGGATTCGTTCCGATCGGGAGCACTCCTCCGGCAGGCACAATTACACAGCCTGGACAAAGACCAAGCATGAAAGATGCTATTGCCGCTCAGATCCAGGCGCAAACAAAATAAGAGAGGATGATTAAATTATGGCTATTACATTAGCAGAAGCAAGTAAGAACGTGCAGGATGACCTGCAGGCAGGAGTAATTGATGAGTTCAGAAAATCCAACTGGATTATGGACCATATTACTTTTGATGATGTTGTTTCCCCTGTAGGAGGTGGAGCAACTATGACTTATTCCTACGCAAGATTAAAGACACAGCCTACAGCTGCATTCAGAGCAATTAATGCTGAATATGTACCTCAAACAACCGAAAAAGAGCTGTTCCATACAACTCTTAAGGTGTTTGGTGGAGCATATGAGATTGATCGTATTATCGCTGCTATGGGCGGTATTGCTTCCGAGGTAGAGCTTCAGCAGGCTCAAAAGATTAAGGCGGCTAACGCTTTATTCAACGATACATTTATCAATGGCGATACAGCCACAGATGCAAATGCATTTGATGGCCTTGAAAAAGCTCTTACGGGAAGTTCTACAGAATACAATGCCGCAGGAACAGCTATTGATTTATCTACATCGGCATTAGTAACGACCAACTACATGTCATTCCTTGATATGTTAGATGAGTTCTTAAGCGGATTGGATGGAACACCTTCCTTTATCGGCGGTAATGCTAAGCTTATCGCTAAATTAAGAGCATGTGCAAGACGTGCGGGTATGTATATGACCACAGCCAATGCGTTTGGCGATCAAGTCGAAGCATACGGCAATATTCCTTTTGTTGACCTTGGTGCTAAAGCAGGTTCAAACAATCCTGTTATTGCTACAGATGCAACCGCTGGAACAACGTCACTTTACGTTGGCAGATTAGGATTAGACGGTTTGCATGGTGTTTCCATGGCTGGCCAAATGCCAGTTAGAACTTGGTTACCTGATTTCACTACATCCGGAGCAGTGAAGAAAGGCGAAGTCGAAATGACAGCAGCTATCGCACTTAAGGCTACAAAGGCTGCCGGTGTATTCCGTAAGATCAAAATTCAGTAAGGAGGAAAAATCGCATGGCTAAGATATATGCACCAAACAAGCAATACAACGGTATATCTGCCAGCGTAGCTTTTGCTAAGGGGGTAGGGGAAACTGAAAACCCTACCCTTTTAGAATGGTTTAGAGACCATGGCTACGAGGTAGATGAAGCACAGGAAGAGAAGAATCATGAAGATGGAAATCAGGATCCACCAATTGATCCGCCTAAGACTCAGGATCCACCTGGAGATCCGCCTAAGGAGCCCGGTAAATTCGATGGGATGGGCGTTGATCAGCTGAAGGTTTATGCAGCAGAGCACAAAATCGAGATAGGCAATTCAACATCTGTGAATGGTATCCTTAAGAAGATAACTGACGCTGAGAAGAAAGGGGAATAGTCAATGTTTCCATATGCTACTAGCGATACACTGAGCCCTGAGCTGCTGGATCTGGCTAGCAGCAAAATTGACGAGCTCACCTATAATAGGATTCCTGCTAGAGGGTTCGAAAAGCTAACGACCTTCCAGCAGGATAAAATCCAGAAAGCCACTTTGCAACAAGCACAATATTATGATGATTATGGAACTGATCCTGGGGCATTAACCGGATTTAGTGTATCTGGTCTGAGCATGAGCCTTGGTGGAAATAGCGGAGTCCCTTCAGGAGTAAGCCCTGGAGCTTATATGCTATTAAAACAGACCGGTCTCATGAGTAGGGTGGTGTAATTATGATACCTAATAAGTTACCGCAGTTCCCTAAAAAGCTTTTCAATCAGGATTGGACCGTCTCGATCGGAGAAGGTACATTGAGCGAAGATGGTGAGACGGTATATGAAGCAACTATAAATGCAAAGTGCTGGTATACCGGTAAGGCTCACCAAGTGATGAATGCTGAGAGGCAGATTATAAGGCTTGAGGGCACGCTAATAGCATTAGGAGACCTATTCCCTACCCTGCTTGAAATAAGTACCGGAATAGCTCAAAAAGGAGCTCAAAAAGCGCATAAGATTTATAAGTGCGAGAGACCCCTCAATCCTGACGGTACTGTCTATGCTACAATATTGGAGTTGATGTAATGAGAGTGAAGATAAAGATGCATAGAGGCGCTATTAAGCAACTGGAGAGAGCTCAGATTATAGCCTTGGAGCAGACTGCCGAAGCAGTGAAAACTGATGTTATCGCCGCCAATGTAATGCCATTTGGAGATGGAGAATATGAAGAAGTCAGGGAGTATGGCAAACGAGGACAGTTTGCCAAAAACGGCAGAGAATACAAAGGAAGGATGGTTAAGAAAACGACCAGATCCGGAGGAACACTGCAAAACGAGTCCACCTCAATCGATGCTTCATTATCCAGATACGGGCATGTTACAATTTCATCTGATACGCCCTATGCTCGAAGACTTTATTTTCATCCTGAGTACAAGTTTAACAAGAATAATAATCCTCATGCGGGGGGCAGATGGTTTGATCCCTGGATTGATGGAAAGAAAAAGATGTTTGCAATAAATGCCTTTCGGATACTTTATAAGAAGCTGACAGGAGTGTGATGAAGTGACACTGAAAGTTATAAGAGACTGGCTCAAGCTGAAGATAACAGAGCTTGACACTGCCTATATCGGAAAGACTGATCCTGTAAAGGAAAAAGTTATCTGCATATATGGCAGGGAATCTGCAGGGGCTAAAATCGCGATCGGCGGACTTGAAAATACGTCTTCAGCGACTAAGGCAATAAGCATTCTGGTTCAGTGGTCAAAGAATTGCGACATTGCAGAGCAGAAGGCACAAAGCATATATAACATTTTTCATGGCACTCATGCCGTAATCGGTGGCACAGAGTGTTTTTTTATTATGAAGAATGATGAACCTGTACCCGTAGGTACCAATGACAATGATATTTACGAGTATGTAATTGATTTAACAATAGTTTATAAGAGAGGATGATAAAAGATGCTCAGATATAACATGCAATTTTTTGCGGATCCGACCCCCAAGACGGGAGTTAATCCTGTAAACGAGATTACTTTTGGTGTGAATACATCCGGAAGAACAACACCGGAAACATCAACTGTAGTAAAAGATGCTGAGTCATTAGCAATTTCTATCGATGGAAGTATCGAAGAATGGAATCCAATGGACATGGGCGGATGGGTACGTAGGTTGATGACCGCTAAATCATTATCAATATCCATGGGTGGAAAACGTAACTATGGCGATCCAGGAAATGATTATGTAGCTGGATTGGCATGGAAGAATGGCCAGGATTGTAATTCTATTTTTACAATCACGTTCCCTAACCAGGATAAACTGGTATTTGACTGTGTAATCAACGTGACAGCCATGGCTGGTGATAGCACCGCGATCGATGCGCTTGAGTGGGAAGCTCTTTCCGATGGAAAGCCTACTTACACACCATATGTAGCCGGTTAACTAAATGCAAAGGAGTGGTCTAAATGACTGCTCCTTTTCTTTTGAATGAAAGGAGACATACCAATGTCCAATATTATAGATATCTCCGGGAAGATTACAAACCAGCTCCCCGTTGTGAAAATTAGTGATGAAATAATAGTAACAGTTAACAACAGACACAGCACCATCATGAGTATGCAGTTATTGATCAAAGAGCAGGAGAAAGCATCTAAAGAGAATGGGGATGAATACGATGAGATGGCATTCATGGATAGAGTTCTTTCTATGCTGATCGGTAAGAAGTCGGTTGATGCAATAAATGAGCTTGATCTTCCCTTACCCGAGTACAAGATCGTTTACCAGGGTGTTATGGCAGCTGCTACAGGGCAGTCGCAGGAGGAAGCGGAGAAACGATTTCAGTAATCAGGATATGTATTATGATCTGTATGATGATTGGGAACTAATCGAAGCAAGCTTCCTGAAGCAATATAGTATAAGGCTCCGTCAGGCGGATGATATGTCCTGGTCGGAGTTTTGTTCGTTATTAAGCGGTATTATGCCTGATACACCACTTGGTAACATCGTTTCGATCCGGGCAGAAAAGGACCCTAAGCGTATCAAAGAGTTCACCAAGGACCAGAAGAAGATACGCAATGACTGGACTATTAAGCGCAATAAGAAGCTGAAAGAAAATCCAGAAGCTTATAAAGCATACTGGGAAGGCTTCCAGCAATGGGCGAAATCAGCCTTCAGTAATTAGTAGACCAAATAACAAAGAAAGGAGGTTGCACAGCATATGAGTATGGAAGTCGGAAGAATAGACCTTGGCTTAGATGTGAACCAGAAGAGCTTTAACCGTCAGCTGAACGGATTAGCCGGTGGAGCGGAGAAGGGTGTAAAGAGTGCGTTCAGTGGTCTTGGTTCTAAAATAGGATTAACGCTTGGAGTAGCAGCTATAACATCTTTTACTAAGTCCTGCCTAAGCCTAGGAAGCTCCCTAACTGAAGTCCAAAATGTCGTTGATACGGTGTTCCCGAAGATGAACGGCCAAGTCAATAGTTTCGCCGTTAACGCTATGGAACAGTTTGGATTATCTGAAACAGTGGCTAAGAAGTACATGGGTACCTTAGGTGCTATGTCTAAGTCAATGGGATTCTCAGAGCAGGCAGCGCTCAGTATGGCTGAAGGTATCGCTGGATTATCTGGTGACGTAGCATCATTCTATGATATGAGCTCGGATGAAGCTTATACCAAGCTAAAATCTATATGGACTGGCGAAACAGAAAGCTTGAAAGAGCTTGGTGTCATCATGACCCAAACTAATCTTGATCAGTACGCTATGAACAATGGTTTTGGTAAGACAACAAATGCGATGGATGAGCAGACAAAGACAATGCTCAGGTACCAATATGTTACATCTGCGTTGTCCGCTGCACAAGGCGACTTTGCGAAGACTAGTGACAGCTGGGCGAACCAAGTAAGGGTATTAAGCTTAAGATTTGATAGTTTAAAGGCAACCTTAGGACAAGGTTTCATCAATCTATTTACTCCTCTAATTCAAGGCCTTAATTCCTTGATCGGGAAGCTACAGGGTGCTGCAAATGCATTCAAGAGCTTTACTGAGTTAGTAACAGGTAAGAAGATCGAGACCTCTACAGGCGCAACAGCTACTAATGCTATGGAGGCAACCGAGAATATTCTCGGAATGGGTGATGCTGCTGAGTCCAGTGCGAAGAAGGCAGCAAAATCATTGGCTGGATTTGACCAGGTTAATCAGTTGGCCGGAAAAGATAAAGGTACAGCTGGAACATCTGGACCTAGCACAACAGATACAGCATCGGCTGGATCTACCACTGTGTCGGCTGCTGACAGTAGCCTACTAACGGCATTTAATGGGTTTAAAGAGAAAATACAGCCTACAATAGATGCGCTCGATGGACTCAAGAAAGCATTAAAACCTATTGGTGAGTTTGTGTTTTCAAACATAAAGAGTTTCTATAAAGATTTTCTTGTGCCGGTTGGCACGTGGGTGTTAGGTGAAGGCCTTCCGGGGCTGATAAATGTATTTACTGATTTGCTTAGTGATATTGATTGGCCTAAGCTTTCAGATGCTATTGCGAAATTTAATAAAGCCATTGCTCCTCTCGCAATTGCCGTAGGAACGGGATTTATTAATTTCGTGAAAGATCTGGCTGAGTTCCTTAAGCCCGCCCTAGCCACTACAGCTGATTTATTGGCGGATGCAATTAGCGCCGTTGCTGATGCATTGGGTAAGGCTGATTCGAAGGATTATGAGGATATAGGATACGGTATTGGTGTAGTAGCTACTGCGTTAGCAGGTATAAAAATAGTTTCTGGTCTCCCTGCTTTTTTATTAGGAGTAGGAAATGGTCTTTCATCCATCCTAACATCGATATCGAACCTTGCTTATCTTAACCCAGTAGCTCTACCTGCACTGTTTGACATGCTCGGGCTAACAGAATGGCTTGATGGGTTATATCTTGAATTGCCTAGTTGGGCGAGAGGATTATGGGAAGGTTTTTGGCAGGCTATTTTAGACGGACTTAAGGAAGTTTTTAACTATGATCATTTAACAGGCCTGGTCAAGGATATGGTTTCTCGGTTTAAGGAAGCGTTTGATGGTGATGGAGACAGCTGGGTAGAAATAGGTAAGAACATACTACTCGGCATAATAGACGGTTTCAGAGCTATCCTTGATATTATTGCCGAGCCTATCGTAGATCTGTTCACAAGCATACATACGAATATATGTAAGATATTTGGCATTTCCTCTCCGGCAAAGAAGATGAAGCCCTTAGGCGAATACATACTTCTTGGATTACTCGAGGGCTTTACAGGTAAATTCTCAGCATGGTGGGAATCAATTAAGACATGGGGAAATACCACACTCGAGAATTTCAAGACATGGGCTGGCGGAATATGGACAGGAATCAAAGGTAAGTTTACAGATGTTCCAATATGGTTTAGAACACAGTTTAATAGTGCGTGGACAAATATTAAAACCTCTTTCAGCGGAGTAAAGGCTTGGTTCCAAACAAAGTATACAGATATTACTGGGATATTTGCCAATATTCCAGCTTGGTTTAAGAATAAATTTACTGAAGCTTGGACGAACGTTAAGAACGTATTTAGCTCCGGCGGTAAGATATTTGACGGTATCAAGGATGGTATCGCAGAAACCTTCAGGACGGTTGTAAACGGATTAATCAATGGTATCAACAGAATTATTAAGACACCATTCGATAAGATCAACACCATGCTAAACACTATCCGAGATGTGAGTGTATTAGGAATTTCTCCATTTAAAAAGCTATGGTCGAGCAATCCTCTATCTGTACCACAAATACCTGCTCTTGCGCAAGGTGGTTATGTAGGAGCCAACCAACCTCAGCTTGCCATGATCGGTGACAATAAACGCGAGGGTGAAATCGTAGCTCCCGAAAGTAAATTACGACAACTGGCTCTTGAAGCGGTGAGAATGGCCGGAGCTTCTGGCGGACTTACTGAAGAAGTATTATATAGGGTAATGGCAAGAGTGTTCCGGGAATACATGCATTTCTATATCGGCGATGAAGATCTTGCGAGACATGTTAACAATGGTAATGAGATGATGGACCTTAGATTTAATCCGGTGAAGGGAGGAGCACGATAATGGTACCTTTATTAATAAATGGAATATCGGTAGCTTCTCCTGTGTCTGGATCCTGGGATGATGCATCTTTAGCAACTTCGGAGAGTGGTAGAGATAATGGTGGTAACATGAACTTGGATATTACTACTGAAAAAAAGAACTTCCCTTATTCCTGGGGATGGTTAACAGCAGCTGAAACCTCTACTCTCTTAAAGGCTGTTAAGTTAAAAGGCATAGCTGATATCGATATCACAGTTCATGATCCAGAGAACAATGTCATGAAGACTTATAACTGCTACGCCGGTGATAGACATGTACCCATCGGGACAGTAATAGGCGATGCAATATATTACAACGGCATCTCAATAACCTTTATAGAGAATTAGGTGGTGTAAGATGATAAATACAAGCAATGAATATAAAAGTAGGATAAGAAAGAACAGAAAGTTTTTTAAAATAAGTCCTCTTATACTGGCGAATGGTACTGCCCTAAATCTGGTGGACTCAGACTTTATCAATGATGGCTTCCGGATTGATGATAGCGTAGGTGAAAAGGTTGCACTGGGTACTGTAGTTATTAACAAGTGTACCTATTACCTAAACAACTTCAGCGGTAAATTTAACTCATATGACTTTACCGATGCGGTATTAAGACCGCAAAGTGGGCTGCAGTTAAGTGAAACTGTGGAGTATTTACCTAAGGGAGTGTTTACAGTTGACAATCCTGGAGCAAAGGGATCCATCATTGTTCTGGAGGCTTTGGATAATATGGCCAAGCTTAACACCGAGTTCTCAGGAGTAATGATTTCCTTCCCTTGCACGAACCAGCAGCTGTTACAAGCGGTATGTTTGCATTGTGGGGTAAGTCTATCGACGGTAAGCTTTTTAAATAGCGGATACATTAACAGTTCACGTCCTGCAGATGAGGCCATATCCTGCAGGGAGGTGGTGTCCTGGATCGCTCAGATGGCTGGATGTTTTGCTAGATGTAATACGGTTGGTGCGCTAGAGCTTAAATGGTATGACTTTGAAGTGTTTGAGCAACAAACCAATATTGATGGAGGAACCTTTGATAGCTCAGCTCCATACGCATCCGGTGATAATATTGATGGTGGTAACTTTATAGATTATAACTCAGGGGATTCCGTCGATGGTGGTAACTTTACTGAAATGGGCCGATATCACCACCTGTTCAGTTTTAGTGGTAACCCAATCATCGGTACTGACGACATCGTGATTACCGGAATACAGGTCACAGACAGCGCAGAGACCACAACAACCGTGCTATATGGGACGAGTGGATATGTTTTACCGATCGCTGGTAATCCTCTAATACAGAACAGTACGCAGGCTAGCATGATAGCTAGTTCAGTAGGCGCTAGGATAGTCGGGATGAGGTTTCGACAGTTTAGCGGTTCTCTACAGTCTGACCCGTCCATGGAGGCGGGTGATGTAGCTTATATGTCCGATCGAAAGGGTAACAGTTATCAGACACTACTTACCTCCCTATCCTACACACCAGGAAACTATGAACCAGTAAGCTGTGGGGCAGAGACCCCGGCCAGAAAAAGCTACCGCCCAACTCCTGAAATGAAGGCTATTGTCGAGTCTAGAAGAGTTGCAAAGCAAGAAATCAGCAATTATGATCTTGTGGTCCAACAGTTTTTAAATCTAATGACGTATGGATTTGGGTTATATAAATCAGAGGAGATACTTCCGGATGGATCGATTATCTATTATATGCATGATAAGCCTACGATAGCGCAATCTGGCGCGGTATGGAAATTTGGTAGTAACGGTATCCTGCTTAGCACAGACAAAGGCATAACATGGGGAGTGGATACCAACGGTAATATGCTTGTAAATGTACTTACTGCTATTGGTATCAACGCTGAATGGATCCAAGTAGTCACATCATTTACCGTTGGGGATAACTTCTCTGTCAATGCGATGGGCGAGTTGATGGCGAAGGCTGGACAAATCGGACCGTTTACATTAAACGACGATGGGTTGTTTTCTGAACAGATGGAATTTTTCGATGATGGTACTTACCCATTGATATGGCTTAGTAAGCCGGGGACAAACGGAGAGTCGTTTGATACTGGTGCAGACGGATCAGCAAAAGCCAACTATGAGCCTTCTGTGGCAATTGTCAGATCAATTGAGGGCGGTATTTACACAGAAATTATGTTGATGGCAAGAAATGATCTGGCAGGAAAAACAGGCAAGATAACGATTGATCGCGTCGACCTATCAACAGGGCTTTCAAAAAGCAAAACGGAAATTACGGAGAATGGAATAGGGTGGACGCAATTTACCAGTGCCGGCGGTATCCTGTCAAGCACACAGATAATAAGTAACGGCATATTAATTCAGCAAAACGGTAAAAACGCATCCGTTATGTTGGATACCAATACTGGAGACTTACATATCAGTGCATCCGGAGATGTGTATATCAAAGGCATGAAGCAATAGAAAGGAGTTGATCGGATGGCTATACTACATCGATTTGGAAGCGCGGACGAATTCGATCCAAGCAAAATGAAAGCGCGTGAATTGGCATATGTCAATACCTCGAATAGCACTTATAAAGCGGGATTATATTTATGTTATGCTCCGGGTGACGTTCGAAGACAAACAACAGAACAAGATATAATCAGTATATTGAATTCATCTGCATCTGCATATGCGGCCTTACAACAGTTAATCAATGATCTAAATAATAATCCGTCTGAACTAACGAATATGTTAACAAATATCTCGGCTTTACAGACCGGAAAGCTCGATAAAATGGGTGATAGCAAGAACAACACAGTAACCTTTACCGAGGCTGCTACTGATACTGATATAGCATCGGGAGGATCACATGCGACACTATTTGGAAAGATATTAAAATCAATCAAGACGTTGCGATCCGGTAAATTTGATAAATCTAATATAGCTAACAATCTTATCACTACTGTTTCCGGACTGGCGTTGGATGCTCGACAAGGTAAGGCTTTACAAGATCAGATTACTGTGCAAAATGATAATTTAGCATTAAAAATACTTCCTACATATGGAAATACACTGGCAGGTGGTACAGATTTTAACAATTTGAAAGTAGCAGCAATTTATGACTATCAGGCAAACTTATCTTACATAAACGCTCCTGCAAACGGCGAGTATGGAATACTCGAGGTAGTAAAGCTAAATATATT